CTTTGCCTTCCTAGCCATTGCCTTCAATATAAAAAAGATGTGTGCAAAACTGACAAAAGAAGGTATGAACTGGCTGATTGGATGGTTTTATGAGCTTACTGTCGCTTTATTTAGATGCTGGAGGCACATAAATCAAAGAAATCTTCGAATTATCGCAGCTTGAAGAAAATAAACCGATTTATATCGGTGATAAACAAGAAAGAAGGTGCATCGTGCATTACGACACACCTTCTTTGATAAAAGATGGGTAACGAGACGCTTTATGCAAGCATACCAAGCGCGTTTGCCTGTTGAGTTATAAGCATTTTGCTATGAAGCCATGCGGCTTCTTCCGACAGTATCGCAAACTCTTCATCGTCTAATTCATCTATATTTACGCTGGGAAAATAATGCCGTATGAATATCTGTCTGTGACGGATAAACTGATCGTCTCTTACTTCCCAGCATTTGATAAATTTACGAGTCTTCCTTTGCGCATCTCGATAATTTTAGCCAAATGAGGCATAAGACCGTAGATAAACAGCGAATCGTCTTTTATCAATTCTTTGTCACCGTCTATGAAACAGTCTTTTGCCAATTCTCGCATGGCACCGGCTTGGTCTTTCTGGGAAAGGGACAGATACTTGCTGAACGCCGGGAAGGGTGGCTGCTTAAAGTAGCCGATATAGTATGGCTTTTCGCCTTCATCTTCATCTCCCTCTACCAAAATCGGGAATACACGTTTCAGTTTGGGGTCCGAATCTTTCAGCTCTTTTACTTTCTTTTCAATCTCAGTCTGCATTTTCTCAGGCATGAGGAAATCGTCGTTTTGATTTTCCATAATTTCTATTGATTAAATATTTAGTGTCTTTTATCTATGAATAGAACAAAAGAAAAAAGATGGTTGCCTGATTGATGATTTTTTATTTTTAAATGCTGATATTTTGTTATTTAGATAAATCTCAATACTTTTGTGAAATCATTTGATTTACTGATGAGAAAATACGAACAGAAAAAGTTGATTCAAATAGCATTATATGTGCTACAGAAAACAGGAGGCATTGACTATTACCACTTGTTCAAGATTTTGTATTTTGCCGAATTAAAACATTTAGCTAAATGGGGAGAGAAAATCATATCTGATACTTTCTATGCTCTTGACTACGGTCCTGTACCAACACTATTGTATGATGTTGTCAAAGGATACAATATCCCTAATACAGACTTGTTAGAGTTGTTCTCAGACAATGTTCTTTTTGCTGGTAAAGATGCGCCTAACGTATTATTACCTAAATGTGAGGCTGATATGAATTATATTTCAAAATCAGAAATAGAGGCTTTGGATGCTTCTATTAATGAAAATGCGCATCTAACTTTTGGTCAACTCAAAGAAAAATCACATGATGATGCTTGGTACGAAGCATACCATCACTTAAATGGTTCAAATGTTATTTCTCCTATAAGCATGGCGAAAGTATCTGGAGCTGATGAAGCGACACTGGAATATATAAGAGAACAAATTGAATTAGAACAAGCGTTAGCATGACAATCCTCTCAGAACTTTTAGAAGATGATTCCATACAAGATATTGCCCGAAAGACAATTAAAGTTGGGGATGTCTATCGTATAAAAATGAATCAACAAAATGGAATCGTACCAAAGAAAGGTGATAACTCACGCCATAAATTCTTTATTGTGCTTGGTTTTGATTGTGATGGAAATGTATATGGCGGTGTTATTATAAACTCCAACATAAACCAGAATGTACCACAAGTGGTCAAAGATTGGCAAATGCCAATTAAATGCTCTAAATATTCTTTCCTCGAATATGACTCTTTTGTAGATTGTTCAAAATTGAAATGTGCGGAAATAGAAAAATTCAATACTTGGAAATATTTGGGATTTATAGAACTGGAAGATGTGGAATTGATTATTGGTACGGTTAAAGAAAGTCCTAAAGAAACGCCAGAACATCTATCAATATTTGGACTATAAAACACCTTTATATATTAAAACCAAAGAGTGCATGTTGGGCTTAATCGCCAATTATGCACTCTAAAACGGATAATAAAGGACAATCAATTAATGGTTGCCCTGATTATCTAAGAAAATAGTTTCTATACTTTTCATAAAATCATTCCAACATTTTTTTAATTTTTTCTCGCAATTGTTTCATGCGCTCTTTTTTCTGTTGCTGGGTATTTTCAATAACAGATGTCAACTCTTCGGAAGGATTTGGGATCCTAATAACATTTGTTGTCTTCATTCTTTTTTTCGATTATATGATATTGTGGCACACAAAATAGGAATAAATCTCATATTTACACAACCTTATGTTTTTTCCTTCTGTTTTTAACATTATGCAAAAAGGTGGGCTGTTGGACAACCCACCTTTGTACAATATGCACCATACCCAAATTACAGCCAAGAACTTGTACCTTCTCCTGTAATAATATCAAAAGGATTCAGGTTGTACTCTTTCTCAATATTTGTATCGTCTTGCTTGCTTTCCATACCATCTTCATTGAAGATACATCCCTTTAAAGTAACGGTTTCAGCCGTCCAATCAGCTCCTGCATACGCATTGGTAAACGAGATAATCAAATCAAACTCGCCTAAATCCATCAGAGAACCAGCCAGCGCTCTCAGTTGTGAAACCGTGTTGTAGTCCATTGTGATAGATGCAGTGCAAGTCTTATTACCAAAACCACGGTTAATGGCATTACCGCCAATTCCATAGTTGTTCTCGATTTTACGAACTTTATTCCATTTTATTTCAGATACTCCTTGCATAATAGTGGAGTCTTCAGAAATATCCAAAGCTGGTATGGAAATGCGTATCATTGACCAGCTATATGCTACATTATTAATTATTGCTTCCATCTTGTTTATTATTTATTGGTTAGTGCCAAACCTTCTATTACTTCAATACGAGATGCAACGCCTACCGGAACAAGTGAATATTTAATAATCAGTGTATCGTTCTTCAATACATTCTGATTCTTGTCAATTGTCACCGAAAAACCGGAAATTTCCTCATTGGTTTGCATTGTGTTGAGAATGTCGGAAACGATATTCTGAAACATTGTAATTTTGGCTGAAGATAAGTAACCGGTAGCGGGATCAACTTTTAATGGAGAGTGTACATAAGGCAACAAGGCATTGCGTACAGCGCGTCTTGACTTATGAATTGTACGATTTCTGGCAACTGTCCGGTAATCTCCATTGGAGCATGTCTGGTCTTTTGAGAAATATATTCCACTTTCTAATCCTGAATATTTGCACAAGAAAATATACCCCTTATCATCCAATGTATCCAGTTGCATTCTGTTTAAAGAAGAATACTTTAAAGTGCTGGTCAATTGCTGGCCATCATTCAATGCAACATCGCCAAATCCCATTTCAATGTCAGGGAAATACCCAATCAGATTAAATTTGTTAACCCACGCAAATGACTCTTGCACGCTTGCCAAAGCTACACATCCAAGTGCAGCACCAATATTTCCTACAGGAGTTAGATTTGGGTTGGCAAGCTGCATTGCTGACACATCTTTATCTAACCCTTGGCTGAGCAATACTGTAACAAAACGGGCATTTGTTATACAAGTCGGTATTTTTGCCAATTCGACTTTCTTAACAGGCTCATCACTGGTAGCGATAACCGCAGAGTTTGCGTTTAACAAGATTGATAAAGGAGCGTTCTCGTCCGCCAAAGAAGAGGCTTTTGATTGTAAATCTGCAACCAAATCAATACTATATGTTCCTGCTTCAGGGTCAGTTTGCTTCCACAAAGACTGCTCTGTCCACACACCAAGTTGGTTAATCATACCGTGTGCGGCATGTTGCATCTGGTCAATAGCATTCCAATCAGCGCCACAATTTGCGAACATTATGAATAAACGTCCATTGTCACCCTGTATGCTGAAGAAATGATTGATATGATAGTAAGGCACTCCAAAAAGTAAATCATTTTTAGGATCATCAGAGGGTGCAGCAATTCCCAATTCCTTCAAATCGTCCATAGAATTGATTTCTATAACATTGCCTTGCAATTTATCCTTTACAGCCAAACCTGCACCTTCTTCAAAGAATTTAGCTTGTTTGGAAATATCGAACAGCAGCCCTGTGACCTTCTCAGTTGAAGTTGTAGAGTTTGTTCCAATGTTCCCATCGGTATCACTCATAAATACGCCACCTAATGCCATATTTGTAAATTTTATTGTTTGTAATACGGGTTTTGATAAAGAATAGCTTCTGTAACCAAATTAGGTTGAGTGTCTTTTGTGTACACCCCTCCTTTGGCATCAATGTACAGTTCCTGGTAATTAGGGAACTTTTGCAACAACTGCCTTGTTGGTTCCGGGACAGGTGTAGATGGGAGAATTTCTTCCATATCCGTGCCTTCATCCGGCAGCTCTTCAGTGACCATTGTGCTGTCACCTTCAATATCTCTTTGTTCCTCTACATTGTCGCCTGCTGTTGTTTCGTTTAAAGTATCCGGTATATCTGGTGTGTTTGTGGTTTCCTGTGTTTGGACGTTTTCGTCTTCCGGATCTTGGGTCTTTTTTTTACGTGCCATAACTAAAAATTAAAAAAGGGAATGGAGTTTTAGCTCCACTCCCTCGTGATTAAACCATATATAATATCAGTCAACTCGTTATTCCGCATTCTTATAAGCAGTCCAGGCTACAATTTCAGCCGGGCGAACAATGTTTACATCCATTTTCATACGCATCTGGAAGAAATAGAACTCACTGTTGGCCTGCAAACGCTCAACCTTTACTACTTCGGCGTCATTGGCATAGTCAACACCCATCCATAAGTTAGACTCCATACCGGTAGTAAACTCTCCGAGCAAGATGGTATGTTCCGGAATACCTACAATGGGTACAATACGTTTGCCTTTGAAACGGTATTCGTTAACCTTGGTGTTATCAGAGTATTTCACTTGCTTGTCGCTCAGATATTGATCGTACAGGTCCCAAATATCCCAGCCACACACAAATACCAACCCTGCTTTCTTACGGATTTGTTTCGGGCATTTCTTCCACATTGCGTTGAAAGCAGCTTCTACATTGGCGCCAGTAGTCAATTCTGTGTTACCAGCAATAACTACTTGTCCACCAGCCTTTTCAGTTTCTGATGCTTTGGACGAAGTGTTTGCCAAAATACGTTTGATAGCACCGTCAAAATATTTCATCGGTCCGCCCGCATTCTCGCCGCCTATTTCTGTACAACCGCTTAGAGCTGTGATTTTAGCCGCTTCTTTTCCACCTTTTGCAGAACACCAAATAGATTCACCGATATACTCGTTCTTTCTGTCCATCAAAAGACGGAGCATTTTTGCCTGTACTTTCGGGTCCAGTTCGCGGAATACCAGGTTTCCATCCGGCTGTGCAAACCGATAATACTTTTCATAATCTCTCGGATTAAATTCGAGATATACCATGAACTCCTGCGGTTCCAAATAACGTTCTGTGAAAGTGTATTGGTTCAACCCGCCTGTAGTCCCTGCTCCCGCTCCATGAGTAGAAGTAGGCGTTGGAACATTGTCCTGGATCACCTTACCCAATTGAACTGATGGGATGGTGTATTTAAACTGAATGCCTGATTTGATATGAATCAAACCTTCCTTGTATGTGTCGTTGCCTTGCGCTGTATAGGTCAGTAAATCTTCAAGGACCTCACCGGAATAAGTGTTTTGCGCAAAATTTACAGAACTTGCCATGTTTTATATTGTTTGTGTTTAATCAAGTGTTCCAAATTTGAAATCAGGTCCGACTACAGCTTCAACAGCCTTAGCCATTTTCTTTTCTGCCTCAGTAATTTGATTTTTTGCATTTTCTACATTGGCAGGATCATTTGCTATTTCAGTAGAAATTTTATCACGTTTGGGGATGGAGTTCAAGGTCTCTTGTACCATCTCAAAATTGTTTGCTGCCATTTCTACCCATTTAGATTTTGCATCGGGGCTAATTTTACCCTCAGAAATTGCATTTTCTACAAACTGCTCAATATCCGCTTTATGTTGCGCTTCTTCAGCATCTTTGTAATTTTGCAACTCTTCTTTAACCGTTGTCAATTCATTTTGAACATTGGTAAGTTGCGCATCCACCCCTTCTTTTTGAATTTTCAGAGAATCGTATGAAGCCTGAATTTCTCTTGCTTTCTTTTCTGCATTCTTCAATGCGTCAATGCGAGTAATGACAGTTGAAACTTCAGAGTCTTTCTCCAAACCGAGCTGGGCACATACAGAACCAAATGCGAATTCCTGTTCTTTGTCCATCGTTTCTTTTGAATTTGAATTGTTTATTTGATTTTGATTAGGAATAGAGTCGGAAACGTCAAGTGGTTTAAAATCTTCCAATTCTGCATTAATAGAAGCCATTATTTTTTGCAGAGCGCCTGCTTCCACAACTCCTTCAATTTGATTTTTAACTTTAGTGCAAACCTGTTTTGATGTTTTTAGGACGTGGTCCGCCGGCAATATTCCAGCGCTCACGGCAGATCTCGCATCGAAGTAAGTACCGTCACACCCCTCTTTGCCGTCCATAATCTCCCGTATCTTTTCTTTCGTCAGACCAAATCGCTTATGGTAGACAGTTTCGATCTGCTTTTGAAAAGCCTTTACGATTTGTTCGCTGTCAGGGGAGGCGTTTTCTTCGCGTACAAATGGATTGTGAATCATTAAAATTGAATAATCGCGCATGTAAGAACGGGTGCCGGCGGCCCATAATACAGAAGCCATTGATGCAGCCATTCCTTCAATAATAGTTTCAACCTCAATGGGACATTGTTGTATAATAGAGAAGGTTCCCATTCCATACAATACGCTCCCGCCTTCGCTATTGATGCTAATCACAATTTTAGAAGGCTTCACATAGTCCTGAACCCATAAGAACTCATCGTTGAATTGACGGGTGCTTTCTTCATTGATACGGCCGTAGAAACGCATATATACTGGCTTTGCCTCTTGCGCTTCCCCAACTACATATTTTAATTCATCTGTTTTCATTTGAGCTTTTTCACAAGAATAGATGTCTGCCTATCTAATGGTTGTGAATCCTCTAAAACACATCTTTTAAGAAAGTGATTAATGAACCTTTCGACGATTGATATATAATTGAGAAACAGTATGTTTTCTGTAAAAGAGAGCAAGCATTCGCCTCTGTTCCGACGATATTTGAATTCGCTTTTTAAACGTTATCTTCCGGTAGAGTATTTACAGAAGGCTCAAATTTTGCAACCTCTTCAATTTTAGGCTTATCATGATCCCCATGCGCATCTGTATCGTGTTCCGGTGCGTCTGAATGGTTTGTGAACGGTGGCATGACCAAGTATCTATCCACCCATTTCCGGTACTGGAATGAAGAGGATGTTCTAAACCATATTTCATAATCAATCCAATACGGTTGTACCCCATGATCCAAAGATTCTGGCATATCAAAATAAGTAAGGTTGCATCGTTCGTTTAACGCTGCCTCATAATCTTTTGCGTCCTGAATAGCATCATTAATCTGTTGAAAAACCCGAAATCCATGTGTCTCTACAACATCATCCCCATTATTTAAATCATTAAGTACGAATCTAATACGCATGGTGGCGCGTCCCTCTCCTATTCGTTGCTGGGCCACCAAATAACGTACATTTACAAATCGGATAAATGCCGCAGGAAAAGCTATACCGTATTCTGTGTTGCCACGTGTGCGGACAATACGTTCAAACTGTCCGTTATCTATCTTTACTGTCCGAAACAGTTTGGGGGAACTTTCATCATCAGGGTTGGTGTGAAGAGATTCCAACACCCGTCTAACAGCCATATACACATCTTCCAGCGGATTGTTTTCCACTTCTTCTAATGTTGTATTGTCTTTATCAACGAGTGCGGTAGGGCTTTTCTCTATCGTGTCCGTTAAATTGTCTTGTGTATTTAATTTATGTTTTTCTACTATCATTTTGGAAAGCCATCAAAAATACGAATGCTATAAGATGTAATTTTATCAGCTACGGTTGTTGAGTAACCTATAAATTGTCTTTTCTTAATGTTATGTGCTGGAGAGCCGGATTTGGCAACTTGTCCTCCTTCATTGTGTATAGCCGCATAACAGAAATTTCTTCCATATTGCCTTTTACTGAATCGGAACATGTCAGGGTCTGTAAAAATTTTAATTCCACGGCTATTGCTGGAGTGAAAACGGTCCCACACAATCGAGTGCTTGAGTGTTCCAGTTTCTTCTAATATGGGATGGGGCTTATGATCGCTTCTGTTTTCCCACGCAAACGTACCAGCAGAATTAAATCTACGGAGATAGAAAGAATCCTTAAATATTTTTTTTGCAGCGTTACCTATTAATGTTTCAAAGTTAAACACATTAACTTCAAATCTATTAGGAAGGGTTAGCCACTGTTGAGCTAATTGCTTAGGAGTTATTGTTTTTCCAACCATTTTCCTTTTATTCTATTAGCAATGGTGCGTAACTTCTTTTTATACTTTTTCGGAACACTAAAATATGAATGAGCACTGCTAAATATACGCCCACCCTTTGCAACACTTTCTTTAAATACAGGGTTGATAAAATCTGGCATCTCATTGACTTGTCCCACTACTTGTGTTAATTGTGTACAGTTAAGGACGCTTGAAGCCTCTTCCACCAAGAAGCACCTACACCCATGTTCAATAGGCGGAATTAGCCATGCTGGGAAATTAGCTTTTCGATAACTGGTTCCCTCTAATGCAAGATGCCACGGGCGTACTCTATTATCCCCTTGGGTCATATATGTAAGCACAGTGTTCTCGCTATAAGAGACCCATCCAGCAGCAACCCCCATAGCATACTCAATGTCTCCATTCTCTATAGATGAGTATATATTATTGTATCGATAAAAAACACTTTCAGCCTCTTTAATATCTTCTTCGTCATCAATGTCAAGGTCGTCGGGGAGGTTGGCGAACATTTGAAATTCTTCAGCTACAGCAAAGTCAACGAGATTGTCCAAAGCTGCTACCAACACATTACGTTGTTCTTTCTCCATTTTTGTCAGCCCATCATTATGATTGCGAAGTAAATCCAATGCCTTTTCAAAGTCCATACCAAAACCCTTGATTGCATGGTTAAATGCAAATTCAGAACGTAATTCCATCATTTCTTCCAGCAAATCCCAACGGTTATCCGCATTGCCGTAATCACGTAAAAATTTTTGAAAGACAGCATAGATAGCAAGATATTCAGCGTTATCTTCATCTTCAGTGGTTGACTCAGATTCCGCTGTGACGGAAGAGAAACCGCTATCCTTTATTCCTCTTCCGTCAAAAAATTTTCAACCTTCCTGGTCCGATTAGGTTTTTCCCCACGCTGGTATCCGTATCTTTTATAATACTCTTCATCAGTCATAATGTGTCTGTCATTAGAGTGTGCGCCAGTCATATTGTTACCGCCACCAATCATTTCTGATAAAGCGTTAAACTGTTTACCCACTACAATGCCAAATTCTTTTTCAATTTCATCCGCCGATACCTCATATTTATCTGTTATAAAAGAATATAAACTGATTTTATCTTTGTTGCTCATCTCTACCCGATTGGCGTATTTAAACTCCAAGCCAGATTTAATATATCCCATATCAACCAGACGTGGAAGAATCTCTTCATTCATAACATTTTCAATATATTCCCGGTAAACCTCAATCCGTTCCCGAAAAATATCTTGGTGCGCATTAGTGGATCCCACATAAGATTGTGTCTCTCCAGCCATTGAGGAAGAACCGACAATTAAATTGGCAACTTCTTTGTTTACAAACTCAATAAGGCTACTATAAATATGCTCAGAATTAGACATTGTAAAAGTCTTTATGTCCACTTCGTCATTCAGGCCTGTAACAACAATTTTATTTTGAGCAGCGTTGGCTATACTTTGAGCCAATCTTTGTCGGTCCTGAATGCTTTCAGACTCTGTCTTACCGTGAATGATAGGCTGGCCATATGTGTGTGAGAAATTCACATAGTTAGCTAATGTAAATTTCTTAGCCAATATCAAAGGGGTAGTTGCAGAAAACAGCCCTAATGTCCCTGTATTAATAAGAATATAGTTACAGGAATATTGGTTTGAGGTTATATCCCACCCCGGCGTCCATTGCCCCTGCCTTTTAACAACCCTATTTTGATTAGGCAACACATTACGTCTTTCTATGATATTTACTTCAGCCAACTTATTTGTTAACGGGTTTATCGTAGGCATAATTTCGAGCAAGGTGTATCCATACCATTTAGACTCAACAATTCCCTTGATTATCTTTGTAAATTGAGAGCCTTGTATCTTTTTGGTTTCTTCTACATCTTTTATATACTTGCCACGCTCATTCTGTCGCGCTAACATATAACGCTCACCTATAATTTGAGATTCTACAGTTTCCAATACAGCACTTAAATGTGCATCTTGTTGTACACATGCTTCATATAAATCAATTAATGGGCCACGGTCATCCAAAACAACGCCCCGTGTTACCTGAGATTGGACAGATTTATATCTGCAATGGCGATCAATCTCTCTTACATATTCTTGAATCGTTTTTTTACTGGTCCTAAATATACTCTCCAGTGGAGTGCCGCGAAAAGTTGTGTCTGTGCTAACTATATTCATACTAAGATTTTTTGAAAGAATAGATAGAGAACTGTTAGTTGGTTTCTATTTCTATTCTTCTATCAGTATAAATGAGTTATAATATATAAAATATAATAATCTATATTATAGATATTTAGATATAAAATATATGTTAAATATATGTTTTGTAATAATCAATATGATAAAAAGAAATATATTTGCATCGATAATTTAATGTCTAACAATAATACATTATTAAAATGAGTAAAGGTTTTAATTATTTTCGTATTAAGATGGCATACAAAGGCACCAATGATCAAGGAGCCATTGTTACCATTAAATCTGAGGACCTGGTAATGGCTACATGCTATACCGAGGCAGAACAAATAGCTTATAAGTTAGCAGAAGGGAAAGATGAATTTGGAGAAGTGGATATAGAAATTGTCCGCACTAAAATTGCAGAAGTTGCTTACAACGACACTTTTGTCACAGATACGGAACTAATATGCGGGCTAATATCATATTTTTTTGAGGAAAGCGAAGATACAGAAGTCGGCTTGTATCAAGTTGCACTTGTTTTCTACGATACGGATGAGAAATCCGGTAAGACAAAAACATCTAACAGCACTATTTATGTACCGGCATATTCTTCAGCCGAAGCTATAGAAAATATCCGAATATATTTAAAGCAGGTGGGTGAAACTCGCGAATACACCATTCGTAATGTCAAATATGATAAGGCGCAATCGGTTATGGTTACACCCGAAGTTCATAAAAACAATATCATACCGTAATGACCCTTTTAAAAGGAACCGGGAAAACAATTGATATAAAATGTACAGAAGTCTCACTCCCGGAATTCCCTAATCTCCTTTTTGGAACTCATTTTGATGGTAGCAGAGTTTTTGATGCTACATATTATCTACATTTTAAAGACCCCGACAACAAATTAAGTATAGAAGACTTCTTTTATAAGTTTGATTTCCAGATAAAGGCTATTGCCGAGACTTACAAATTGCCTTTAGATAAACTGGTATCAATCAATACAGAGGGGCATCAATTGATTAGCGGATGTTTATGCTATCCGTTCCTATCTTATGTGGACCCGCAGTTCTGCGCATACATCAACGAAGTGATAGATGAAATGTTTATTACCGGAGTTGTCGTATCAGACACGCACTTAATTTCATTAGTTAAAAGAAGACTGCCACCAGAATTGCTAAAACAAATTTGGGATGGCAGAGAAAATTTTTCGTGAACCCAAAGCTGTATTAATATTCAACTGTAGAAAGACATTGGTACTGGTAGCGTCTTCTGTAAACGAAGCAGCCAAAATCAGTGGCTTGAAGCCTGGTAACATATCAAAGGCTTGCGTGGGCACATTGATTTCCAATGGTATGTATTATTTCAGATATATAGACAGTGATATTGAAATAGAATTATCAGATATAGGTTCATTGAAATTGGATGAGTATGACAAGCTATGTGGCGTTGAACGTCCCATATATCCCACAATGGCAATGAACCGAAGAAAGTGGAAATATAATAAAAATAATAACGTATGAAAATAAAAATTTACAGTACATCAAAGCATCCGTTGCCTCAATACGCAACCCAACAATCAGCAGGATTGGATTTAAGAGCAAATATTGATTCTTCAGTTACCATAAATCCTGGAGAAAGAGTGTTGGTTCCGACAGGGTTACATATACAGCTTCCGTATGGTTATGAAGCGAGAATTCAACCGAGAAGCGGACTGGCCCTTAAAAAGGGTATTACTTGTCTCAATTCTCCAGGGTGCGTGGACGCAGACTATAGAGGAGAGATAGGAATCATACTTATTAATCATGGAACAGAACCGTTTACTGTCAATGATGGAGAACGCGTTGCCCAAATGGTTATCTCTAAATATGAACAGGCAGAATGGAACCCAGTTTCTTCAATAGAAGATTTGGAAGCTACAGAGCGCGGGACACAAGGTTTTGGTCATACAGGAACAGAGTAATAGAATTGAGGGTACGCTTCAACCTTATGAAGAGTACCCTCTTGATATTTATAAACAAAGCAATACCCTAAAAGATATGAGTAACGAAAATAACATCCAAATTTTCAGCAACCCCCAATTTGGACAAGTAAGAGTTGCTGTAGATGAAAATAACAAGCCTTTATTTTGTCTGGCTGATGTATGCAAGGCTTTAGGTTTATCTAATCCAAGCCAGGTAAAAAAGAGACTAAAAAGCAATGGAGTAAGATTAATTGATTTGCGTGCCCTATACGAGAATGAGGGCATGATAATCAATGAGTTGCAAAATACAAAAGCCACTTTTATAAATGAAGTCAACTTATATAAGTGTGTGTTTCAATCAAGAAAACCAGAAGCCGAGAACTTTCAGGACTGGGTATACGGTGAAGTGCTGCCATCCATTCACAAGTATGGTGCATATATGACGCAAGACATACTTCAAAAAGCCCTAACCTCTCCAGATTTTTTAATCCAACTGGCAATCCAACTAAAAGAAGAGCGGCAAAAACGTGTGGAGGTGGAGCAGAAAAACATGGCATTAATTGAGGCCAACGATTACAAGAAATCTGTAATTGAGGGGTTAACCGAAGAAATACCTCTTGCGGACATGAGACAACGTATAACCCAAATAATACGAAAGGGTGGTCTTGCCGGCATAAAAGAAGGTTATTACCTGCTTTATTCTGAGTTTGACAAAAAATTTCATGTTAATGTTAGTACCAGAATGAACAATGTCTTATATTGCGGTTCTAAAATGGATTACATAGAAAAAGAGCTAAAGATGCTTCCTGAGCTATATGATTTAACATGTAAATTATTTGAATCCCAATACGAATCTCTTATGAAAAATTGGGGGAAATCTGTAAAACGTGCTCAAGGAAGCAGAAACTAAAACAGCGGCATTATGAAATTAATAGATAAAATAAAACACTATAATGAGGCTTACCGAAACGGCGAGCCTTTAATATCTGATTCTGAATACGATTCTCTGATTGATGAGTTAAAAAGAACAGATCCTACCAACGATTGGTTTAAACATATAGAGCCGGCAGCGGTTTCTTGTAATAGAAAACGTTCCCTACCTATTCCCATGAAATCACTCAACAAAGTGAAAAGCATATCCGAACTAAAGAAGTGGTGCCAATCTTTAGGATTAAAAGGAAGTACCGGCGTCGTATGTATGCCCAAATTCGACGGGCTTTCGTTACTGCATAATGAATTGACAGGAGAAGCGTATTCTCGTGGGGGTATAGAAAATGAGGGACAAGATTGTACCAGCCATTATCAAGCATCCGCTCAATGTTATAATCCAACAAGTGATTTTCATTATACATTTGGAGAATTCGTTATCAGTAGAGATGATTGGGAACGTTTTTTCAACGGGAAGCGTTCTAAATTCACTGGAGACATCTTTAAATCACCGCGTAATACAGCGGCCGGACTTTTAAACAGAGATGAACCATGCGATTACCTCCAACATGCTTCTTTCTTCAGATATGGAGTAGATGATGGTTCCTTACATGATTATAACAACTTCTACAGCTTGATAGAAACAATTTGCAGTATATATCAGCAAGAACACCTTTATCATTTCGCTTTTGTGGATGAATTGAACGAAGACTTGCTGATGAACTTATTCAAAGAGTGGAGCAAAATATACCCAATTGACGGTATTGTAATTTATATTGATGATTTACGTTTATGGGAAGTTATTGGCAGACACCAAACTTCTGGAAACCCTTTATACGCCATAGCTTATAAACACCCTGATTTTACAGAATCTTTTGAAACGACAGTAAAGGATATTGCCTGGAAAGTCAGTAAGGCGGGTGCTCTTAAACCTGTAGTCAATATTGAAATGGTTGATACTGGAGATTGTAATATGGAAAACCCTACAGGATATAATGCCGGATGGATCAACGACCATGAAATTGCAAAAGGTGCTAAAATATTGGTTACCCGCTCTGGAGGGGTGATTCCCAAAATTCTATCGACTATTTCTCCGGCAACACAGGAAGAACAAGAAAAGTTATGGGATGAAATGGCGGAATGTCCTCATTGTGGGGAACCAACTAATTGGAATGAAAATCGAATCGAATTATGCTGCACCAACCCCAATTGTCCGGGAATCCAGTTGGCCAAAATAGTATTCTTTTATTTAACGTGTGGTGCGGAAAATATGGGAGAAGAAACATTATCCAAGATTTTTAATGCAGGGTTTACTTCTATATCAGAGATTTTAAATATCACTTTTGACGATTTGATAAAAATAGAAGGCTTTGGAGACAACATATCAAACACTATACTGGAAAATAACAGAAAAATCATGCAGGGGGTTGATTTAGTCACTTTAATACAGGCAAGCGATTGTTTTACTGGAATTGGAAAAATAAAGGCCCAAAAGATACTTGATGAAATGGATGCTGAAACCAGAAATGCTTTTTATCAAAGGCAGTATGTATGTCCGTCGCCTAACACAGAGGCATTTAATATCTTATCAAAAACGATGCAGTCATTCAATCTTGGTGTTTCTCCGTTTTTCAAGTTTTTGACCCAAACTGGTATTCCCATTTTACCTCCAGTACAGAAAACTATAAACCATAATGGTATATGCGCCCATATGTCTGTTTGTATGTCGGGGTTTAGAGACAATGATTTGGAAGAGTTTATCCAACAGAACGGTGGTAATATTGTAAGCGGTGTATCTAAAAAGACAACGCATTTGGTGGTAAAAGACAAGTCGGCAACTTCCTCCAAAATTTCAAAAGCTCAATTGTTGGAAATTCCTATATTATCTATAGAAGAGTTTTCTAAATTTATCGGATTTTAAATATATTGTATTACAGTTTATTAGCGATTAATATTGATTTATATTGATATTAATCGCTTCTAAATTTGCATAATTAAATTCAATGCCATACTTTTGTAACAACTAATTAAATCAAATGAGTATGGCAAAGAAAAATCAATTGACAAAAAGTGATTATCTTCCTATGGAGGACTACAAAAAGCTATTGTACCTTCTTCATAAAGACCGTCAATATTTGTGGGAGCTATATGCCCGATTGGCATTCTGTACTGCACTACGGGTGTCAGATATATTACCCCTAACATGGTCCGACATACTACATAAAGGATCGTTAACCAAATCCGAAAAGAAAACAGGCAAAGTAAGAAAAATACCCTTTAACCTGAATATTCAGACAAGGATAGAAGAATTGTACATGTTGCTCAAGCGCCCTAACCCTAATGAACTAATATTTAAAAGTAAATTTACGGGCACCTCTATTTCCCCACAATACTTGAATCGAATAATGAAAGAATGGAAAATCAAGTACAAATTGAATATAGAAAATTTTTCCACACATACTTTTCGCAAAACTTTTGGAAGATATGTTTATGATACGAGTGAAAACAAATCAGAAGCGCTGTTATTATTGAATAGAATATTTAATCACTCCAGCGTTGAAATAACCAAAGTTTATATTTGTATCAGGAAAGACGAGATAAATTCCATATTTGATTCTATCCGCTTCTAATATTTCATTTTGATCTGCACGTTCTGTGCTCATATCTGTTTTATAACCCATTTTACCAAACTAACATGTTTTCAACCCAAAAGGACGCACTGTCAATAGTGCCGCCCATAACCGTTACTTGCAAATTTTGTCATGCAGAAGAAAATATTATTGAATACGACCCTCCTGGAGAGACCCTTCTTTTTATGAGTAGAGATAATGTGTGTGCTAAGTGTGCCTATTGGATGGACAAAATTAAACACCCAGACGTTGGACGTGAAATAATCGGAGGACATTATTTTATCGTACACCCATTTGTGAAACGCCCTAACAATGTAATCAAGGGGACAGAAGGAAAAGAGTTTTATATTCGGGAAAACGATGGAACATTAATTAAGTCCAACAATGTATGGTGTCAAGGAGAAATACCTGTATATTTCAGAAATGAGTTGCAGGATACAGCCAACTTCCTTTCATTAATAACATACACTAAACTACACAATGACCCTCATACATGTTATGCTAAAGGATGCTGGGATAGATACCATTGTCTTAGGTATAATTTAGAATGTGAAAGAGATGGTCCCTTTAATAAAGTTCCGGCCAATCATATTATTGGCAGTGAGAAATGCCCATCATTTATAAACGTAAATGAATTGAAAACCATTATTTAATTAGACATAACGATTATGAAATCATTATTAAAAGACGAATTGGATCAAATGTGGGAGACCTTTGACTATAAATGGTTTGTCTCAAACGATCCCATTCAAATGTTACATAAGATACAACGTGTTCCAGATAGTTCTATTGCTGATATTGAAATATGTGCAATGCTTATAGCTATGGTTTCGTGGGGACAACCCAATAGTATAATATATGCAGCTAATGTATTGATGAGCCAATGTGAGTGGAAACCGTATTATTATATCAAATTTGGTGATTTTTATGACATTCCAGACGAATTGAATATTTATCGTACACTTACTGGAAAGGCATTCAAGGAAGTGTGTCATCTGTTGAGGCGTTTTTATAGTAGGAATTCATCTGTCAAAGAATACCTCAAAAAGCACTCTATTACATTCGATGATTTACTAATATCATTATGTAATTTGTATGAGCCAGCGCGTCTTGGTAGTCCGTACAGAAACTCTGCTTGTATGCGTATTAATATGTTGTTGCGCTGGATGGTTCGCCAGGATGAGATAGATTTGGGATTATGGCAGACTGATTTCATTAAACCAGAAAATTTGTATGCCATTATGTCCCCCCATGTTGCGCAACAGGCACAACGGATGGGGTTTATATCCTATCCCAAAGAAAGCTGGAAGGCGGTCATGGAATTGACCCATGTCTATCGCCAATGGGATATAAAAGATCCTTTGAAATATGATTTTATACTAACGACTCAAAACTTTAAATAATGATTACAACATTGCTTATTATTATATTGGCCACTATATTCATTGTTGCCGTAACAATTATAGCAGCACAAAATACCGCTTGTAAAGATTGTCCTTTTAGAAAAACATGTGATGAGCTACTCAACCAGAATCAGCCCAATCTGTGTCAGCAAAACGATATGCCGCATTCAAATGATGGCAAATAATAAATTAATGTACAATCAATAAAAAACAAAAGATTATGAAAATAGAAAACAAAAATAAAGTGTCTGTAGAGGAAATGAAAGCGTATTATGCGGAAAAGTTTCCGTATGAAGCCAACAATCAACGTGTAGGTCGGTTTGCGAAACAGATTGGGTTTCGACTCACCAAACAGATGGTTAAAGGGAAGATTATTAGTTTTTACATAAAAGATGAAACAAGCAAATGAGTACATTTTCTGATAAATTCAGCAACCACTGGAAATGTATACCATACGCAATGGCCACACTGACATCCAGTGACGGTTTTATGGTTTTGTTCCATCTGCTACGAAGAGGTTATACAAATGAGAACAAGACGACATGTACTATTTCCAATAAAGAATTGGCGGAGGTTATGGGAACTTCTGTCAGTTCGATACGGCGTGCCATAGAAACATTAAAGAAACTCAATCTCATTGGTTGTTTTCAGAACAAAGGGACACAATGCACATTCTTTATAAATTGGGATGAGATACAGGCTATACATAAAATAAGTTCGCAAATATCGGATAAAGGGTGGGTGTATTTGCGAGGCTTGTGCGTAAATGGCGAGGTACGTCCAATTTCTGCGATACCTATGGATATATTGAACGATGTAGTTCGTCAATATCCACACACTTCGCTCAATATGAACACACCCTCGCTCAATATGAACACACCCTCGCTCAATATGAACACACCCTCGCTCAATATGAACACACCCTCGCTCAATATGTACACACCCTCGCTCAATATGAACACACCCTCGCTCAATATGAACACACCCTCGCTCAATATGAACACACCCTCGCTCAATATGAACACACCCTCGCTCAATATGAACACACCCTCGCTCATAGATGAGGAAAAAGATGAGAGTATAGAAAAACTATCGGAAAATATAGATTACAAACAACCTAACCTCGCTCAATATGAGCAGGGGTGTGTTCAATATGAGCAGGGGTCCGCTCAATATGAACGAGGGTGCGCTCATATTGAACAGGGGTGCGCTCATATTGAACAACAGAATAAGATATATATAGAGAATAAAGAAAAAGAAAACAATAACGAACGAAGTGAGTTAAATAAAGAGGCAAATAAAAAAATCCTTGAATGGTTTAATTCTCGTGACTTGTCTCTTCCAGAAATTTCTTATTCCAATTTTGAAACTATTTTGGAAAATCCTGATTTTGCCGATACGGATTTTGATATGGCAGTAAGACAAGTTTGGGGATATTTGCAATACGATGAAGACTCAGTGGATAATTATATTCCAGCCGAATATTTCAAAGATATTCTTTATCGTGCTTGGAATGATTTGAAAACGGACAACCCGGCTTTCTCTCTTTCAGAGCAGGACATGAAGAATATTTTTGGATTCGAGCTTGAAATGAAAAATGGAGAGCTTGTATGCTACATCACTCCCAGCAAGATAAAAGATATAACCACTCCCCTGCCCACTTCCAGGAAAATAAAACGCAAAGGAGCTGAGGACAGGCTTTCCAGGTTTATGTTTATCGAGTCGCTTGTAGAAGTGGGACAAAAAGACGTTGGCATGCTGACTGATGCTGAATACGCGATATGGCTTATGATCGAGTTTGTGAAAGAAAGGGAAAACAAGCAACAGCCACGCCCATCAGAAGTAACCAAAATGGTGTATGAAGAGTTACTGGAACGTTTTTCTCAGGAATCAGGTATACCGGTAGAGGAACTGAAGACATTGTGGAAAGAACTTCCGCAGAAGAGTATGGTCAAGTTACATCCGCAGCAGCTCTCAGTGGAAAAAATAATAAACTACAATGTGCGGGCAAATCAAGCAAGCGATGTGGAAGATGTCTATAACAAAAAAATGGCAAAGGCGCTCTCTTGATTGATTTAATTATATTTAAAAAAATACATAACGAGCGAAGCTCGTTCAGGGAAAGGATTATAGGATAGGGTTAATTAATAATAGGGGTTCTAAGGGGGAAGAAGAAAGAAGGGAAAGGGAGAAAGGGAAACTTCCAGCCCCCCTTTCTTCTATCTTCCAGGCTCGGCCAAAAAATTTCTTCTGATTTCCATTTCCTCAGATAATATCCTGACTGCATCTTCCTCTTTTCGGAAATAGTTTCCTGCCAGATAGCGCTTATGACTGGTAGCGGTTCCCTTTTCTGTATCTGAAGCAACACTCATCTTGTCGGTAATATACCAGTACCTCTCCCCTTTTTCAGCTTTCATGTTTAAAGGCTCTATCCGTTTCAGGAAATGGTTCCATGTCTTTCCGACCTTGGCCAACTCCACTTCCAGAAATTTTCTTTGATAATCTGCCGGCTTGAAAGCTGAAAATGAAAAATCATCTACTTTTCCCAGATATTCGTTCATGCTGTATCTTACCGGTTCTCCTTTGACAGCATAGCAGTACATAACGACATCTCCAGTTGATTTGTCTATAAGCCGTAGCACTCCGCACCCTTCCTGTCCCGTACTGTGGTTATGGAAGGTTATCAATTCGCATGATTTGGGGATATATTTATCGCTTATTAGGAAAAAGGGATTTCCAAATTCCTTCCCGTTTTCAGAAAGAATCGAATAGAGGCGATTTAAGACACTTTCATCAGCATGGGTAATATCTTGCACGGAAACGGATATTTGATTGAAAATAGGCGTGTTTCCGTCCATTCTGAGGCACATTATAGCGGTATGTACATTTCCCTCTTGAATTAACCCCACAGTGTCCCCCCATTTTACCGCATCTCCAGCACCAAAACCGTTATCAAACCAATCAGCAAAAGTTGCGTAATCAAGAGACTCCGGATCATCTGAATAACTGGAAGGAACATGCAGCTTGATATTGAATTCTCCCCTACAATATGAGCTTATCCCTTTAAAGTCCATCTCTGACCTATATTTTCTCTTTCTCAGAAAATGTTCAACCTGCTTTTTTGTCTTCATACTTTGGATTAAAAAATCATTTGTTGGCAAATATACTATGATTTTTTTGATGAACCTCAGCGGTATATAAAAAATTGCTTTAAATGCCATAAAATGAGACTGAAAAATGGGGGTCGGAAAAAATTTCGGAAATTAATATATCGAATCTTTATATAAATCTGAGATTGGATATATTAGATTTGGACGGCTTATAAATACATTAAAACGGTATGTAATGGATTGATATAATGGATGTTGTAAAATAGCGCTCTCCAGATTCAATATATTAGTGATGAGGTATGAGAATTTAAGGAGCAAATATATTGTATTGAATAGTGATTTCTGGAAGAGTGCCAGCTCTTGATTATGTAAAATATTTTTAAGAAAATCAGATTGAAAAAATGGGACGGATTATATATATGGTATCCGCACCAAAACGTGGGTGCTCTGCCTTATTTTTTTTCGTATTTTCACGGCAAATACACTGATTTATAGAATATTACTTGTTTCACTTTCATGCAAAAGTGAAACATTATACGTTTATCCTGTTTGTCCAGGTCGACTATCCCCAGGTATCAGCGATTTGTAATCATTGCAAATTTGTATTCTTTTTGTATGTATTGTTCCCGTTCTTTTGTCCAGATATAAGGCAGCTTCTTATGTGCGCGCGCGTGTATGTGCGTGCATATCGCTTTGTCACTTTAAGAACCACGCGCGCACATACGTGCGTTGAGGTGGTTAATGTATTGATTTATAGTATATTATACAGACAAAAAGAAATAAATGTTTATATACTACTGATAATCAGTTGTTTATAAATTATTTTTGCTTAAAACACTATTTTATTGCTTATTTATTTTGTAGGTATAAAATAAGTACATATCTTTGCATCGTCAAGTTAAGAAAATAACTACTTGACGACGTTCTTTAAAGTTCTGTTTACTCTGTATTGAGTTTAGTTATATTTGTTATTGTGGTTTAATCTGATACGCTACGTAACAGTACAGAGCTTACCACATTCAGAACTTTAAATCATAATTGCAAAGGTTAACGGCAAACCTAAAGCCGTTCATTTAGACCGCCTCCAATTTGTAAAAGGAGGAAAAGAAACAAAGGTTTTTTAAGTGTGTGCTCTTTGATTTATTGAAAGTAGGTTTTATAACTGTGAAAGTGCGAAACTATCAAAGTATGTATTTGTTTACGGCTATTTGAAAGCAAGATTTTCAAATAGTTAGGATAATAGTTAGTAGTTTAGTTACTGAAAGCAAACGAAAGCAAACAAGTATTTGCGAACAATTGAAAGCGAAAAGCCGAAAGTAATATACATTTGTCGTATAAATGTAATGAGTAAGCGAAAAGCAAGTAAAAAGCAAGCAAAAAAACTATCTGTAAGTAAGTTGTTAGTAATTGATAGCTAAATGAAAACGTTATCCAGATACAAAGGTAGATAAACGGGCGTAAATTATCTAAATGAGTTTATTTAATGGTTAGATAAGTTGTTATTTAGCTATTAAATAGTTTATGCAATTTTATCCGCAAAGTTCGCCGTAATAACTTGTATTATACAGGTTTAGCGAATTGTTTAGCAATAGTATCAGTTATAAGAAACGGAAACCAAAAAGCGAAAGTACCATAAAATTGCAAAAGTGGTATAAATAACTGTTTGTCAATTAGTTTTAATTGGTGATGTAGTTAGTACGTTCAATCCTACAAACAAAAGCACTGAATTTAAACAAGTTTTACAACAAGTTTGTAAAATTCAGTGGGCGTACTGTGTACTTGTAGAGTGCATTGTACCTAAAGCGTACGTAATGGTACGTTATGCGCAAAGCGAATTTGCGGTCCACTACGATTTTATAAACTAATTGTCTAATTTCAAAACTGTAAATTATGGAAAACTTTGTAAAAACTTCGTTTGAACTCGTGAACGGTAATGTAGTAGCTGGTGCAAAATTAATGGCTCGTAGTTTGGTACTCGTAAACGAAAACGGTGTAATGTATAACATAACCGCAAAGGTTAGAAACACTGACAAGTTTTCGGTTATCCGTGCATTGACGAAAGCCGTGCTTGTATCAATGCGTGAAGCGACAAGGTTAAACTCGTCAGAAGCGGCACAGACAAGTAAGAAACGTGTGAGCAACAAATTAATTCCGGCATTGTCGTGCCATGTAGCGATGGTTACTGACAAGGATGGCAAAATCATTCCGGGTTCAGGGTTGTCTGTAAGGGACAGCGAAAAAGATACGAACAAGCTGCGCGATGTGGTCCGTATCACAAAGGGAATGCCTATTTACAAACTTGTTGTGGAACAAGGCTTGGATTGGTCTGAGGATAGTGTTGTAAGCGCATTGAATGCGTTTGTAACCGCGACAATCGAGCAAATGGACTATGTAAAGAATTTGGATGCCGCTTTAGGTGCTGCCGCTAATAGTACGGAAAAAGAAGAAAAGGCGGCGGAAGCGGCTACAAAGAAAGTATCTTCTAAAACTGTAAAAGAAGAAAAGGCGGCTGCATAATATGTAATTTGGTGCGGACATATCGTTGATAGTGATGTGTCCGCACTTTATTTGGTGCTACACTGAGAAAGTGTCGGAAAGCGTGGTAACGATGCCAGTAACCGCATTAAGCCCCCTGAAAGTGAAGGATGGCGAACGTATGAAAGTATAAGCGCAAGAGGGTTCGACTCCCTCAGCATCAACAAATCAAAAACTTTATTCAAATGCCCAAATTAGCAGATTTATTGTGCCAAAGCGTAAACAATAGTAGCGACTTTGGCAGCGATTGGTATGTTCGTTTTGCATATAACTTACACATGGATATAACTAAAGCGCAAAAAATATTTAGCGCTTATGGTTTAGGACACATCTATTCTCCTACTGGTTTTGTGATGCCTGACACACCATATCAAAGACGTAAGATGGTGGCGAATTTTGGAGCGTGCGTAGTCGTAACCTCTGACGGTAATATGTGGCTTCGCACCCCAGAACAAATCGGTGCTAAAAACCGGAAAAAGGCAAAACGCTTAAAGAATGTCGAATATAGGAAAATGCTCAAAAGCGAACAAAACCTTTATGAAGAAAAGCGGATTAGCCGTCTGTTTAAAGAAGGGCGGACTACCCCATCGCCCAAACGTGGTGGTAAGGCAAACAGTCATTATGATATAGGGAAATATATAAGTTTTCCTGGAGAGCGTATAGACAAGATGGAGCCTAAAAACATAAATAGATTTATACAATTTAGGATTGACATTTAATCAAGGACGAATTTTGTAAACATGGCATGTGCTGGAGTAAATAACGGTGCGTGCCATTTTTGTATCTGATTATAAACCCTTAAAAACAATAAGATATGAAACGAGTAAGAATACCAAGAACAAGCGCAAAAATTATTTCAACCTCTGGTGTAAATATGACATTCTATTTGCCTAAATCACAAAATGTTACTGTAAGAAGAAAGAATATATATGACTTATTTAAAGCGTAGTTGCATGAAAAGGCATATTGTGGTATACAAGCGAAAAAAGTACATAAAGGTGGCTACTGCAATCGGTAGCCAATTTTATAGAATTGCGGTAGCAGGTTGCCTTCTGATTTCTTGTGTTTCAATGATATTTTTAAACATACATTAAGCGTAAAGACGATGGAAAAGAATGATGTAGCCAGCTTTTTCTACTATATGTGGAACTGTTGGTGCGAACAGGAATGTGAAACGGCTTTTGCCCGTTCCGGTTGCGGGTGGCGGCATCTTTGGAACAAATGGTGCCAGTACAGTTCAAAGCACCAGGGGTTTGGTACTGCCGAAGAATTTTTCGCAAATCTGAGTGAAGATAACCAGGACTTGCTGGTGAAGCGTGCGTTGGAATTGTATGACCGGAGAAAGACAAGATAATGGTACGGTATTTAAAGATAGCATTCGGACTGGTGGTGATGTGTCTGGTATTCCGGGCATGTAGGCTTGAATATGTCTGCAATATAGTTGACTCTATCCCAGTTGAAATCAGAGAAAGAATAATAGAGGAGCGTCCAGAATGTACGGATATTGGTGTACTTGCTGATTTCTGGGTCAGCAAGGGAGACTCTGTCGTAGAAGAAATGGCAGAAGAACAGGCGTATGAACGTGAATTGGAACAATATATCAAATAATTCAAAAACATGGAAACAAAGAAATGTAAGGCTTGCGGAAAAGAACTTCCGCTATCGGAATTTGGTAAAAACAAATCTATTAAAGATGGGCATGATAATAAGTGTAAATCATGCCGCAAAAAATTGCGGGAGAACCCTTCCGGTGGTGTCACCCAGCAAGGTGTAAAGGCTACGTTAAAGATGTCCGATTTTGAAGACAATATGCTGTTTGCTGAGTTGCGCAGGCGTGGATATACCGGAGAATTGCGCTATTCCAAGGTTATAAATGTATAGTTATGTACACAAGTCATGGCTGGGAGCTGGACAATTTATTGCAGGGGCAAAACGAAGAATATCTCCTTGAAATATTAACGGAAAATTATAAGCGCCTGAGAGATGTTCCGGACAATCTGATTATGACGTTGCTTGAATATCGCGGATATACCGGAAAGTTGGTGCAGGTAGAAAACAAAACATGAGGAAGTATGATAGCGGAAGTTATAGAACAAATGCGAAAAGAGTTGTATGATACTCGCTTTTGCATATCTGATTTTGAGAAATATGATTTGAAAGAACTTGAAAATACAAATGAGCCATTCTTTTGGTTGGTGAGAGATGGTGGAACAAGTCTATGCTTTATTGGTCCAAGCATGGAAAACCTTTTTTCATTAGAGAGCATTCGGTTTGCTGTTATGAAAGAACCACTCGCAAACATATCGAATATTGTCTATTGGCCCGATTGCAATGCCAACAAGTATTTTTATTGGGATGGGACACATCTTCAAAAAGTATCCAAATGTAAGATTATTTCAATATTCAATAATATTTGGGGAAGCCGGATACAGCAACTTTCCGTTCAATATCCAGAAGAGCACGCTGTTATAAATACTCCATTAAAATTAAAAATGTCCCCTGAAATATCGGAGCGTGTAAAAGAGGTTAAGAATATTGCCTCGGAGTTGCAAGATTCAAGTTTTGAGGATTGCCTGAAAAGACTACAAAAATGGGATAGATATGCTGTTGACCAACATATTGAAATATATGGCGATTTTGCCAAAAACAGTTTTAGATTTTCTGAGGTGGTAAATGGAGAACATAAAATTTGCGGCGGAATTATTATGTCTCCAAATGCGATTGAAAAACGTTGGAACATTCATACATAAATAAATGCAACATGAACTACTCGATTAATCCCAAGCTCAATGCTGTTATGAAGAGTATTGAGCTTCAACTATTGTCTAAAGGGACGGACAAGCAAGAGGCCCTTCAGATTATTAGGCAATATATAAAAGCATTTCCCAAAGAACCGGATTATAACCTGGCGCAATATGGCGGCATGCTTGTTTCTCCTTATGACGTGCGAGAGTTGAATATCCAATGCGGCTACAGTGTCGCTTCCCAGAATAATATTTCTGATGAAAGAATCTGGTACAAATACTTGCTTCGAGTGGGACTGGTTGCAAGGAAACTTATAAAAACAAATGGCTTATGACTATAATATCAGAAATACCACTTCGGAACTTTCAATTTTGGAGCGGTGGTAAGGACCGGGCTGAAAAATGTACGGATGAACAACTGGATGAAATTGAATCCATGATGGAGGATATTACCCCCGGAAATGGGTGGACTGAAACTGAAGTGAATGATTTTTTCTGGTTTGAATTTGATACTATTGCGAATTGGCTTGGTTACAAGAGCGAAGAATACTTTGATGCTGGAGTTACTGAATCTGATGTACAAGATGCAGAAGATTGGTTCAACTGTATTTTAAATGCAAATGAAATGATTGACATTGCAAATTTAGACAGGAATGATTATATCTATCGGGATGAGGACGGGGAATATGTATTGGATGAAGATTTGGTATACGATGATTTCTCGGACTGGTGGAGTAATATGAACGATATTGAAAAAGTAAAAGAGTATCGTAAGTATGAGTAAAGCGTTATGGTGAAAACCCGGATTCGATTCCCGGAGCGCTGCATTTAATTAGTTGTTTCCATGTGTGTTATTCGACACGTTTTATGTTTGAAGGGTGGCGCGATCAGAATAGGTTGATTCTGGTTGCGCCTTTTCTTTAAAGTTAAAGCGAGTTAATCTTTAAAAAGTGGACAACTATGGACACCGTCAAAAACTATTCATAAACAAAAATAAAAAGGGAATATGCAAAAAGAGCTGTTAACAATTGAATTTCGTTACAACGACAGGCCATCAGGCATTTGTCCGGCAACATCATGTAAAAAGATAATCACTATAGGCATATTTGATAGTTTGGAAGAAGCTGTTAGGGCTGGCAACGAAACATTAAAAACATTGTCAAAGCATTTTCAAGTAAGAGACGATGACCGTTTCAAGGTTCATGGCTTATTTGGCAACCCGGACAGGATAGTGACAAATACCTGCTACCCTACTAATGGGATTGTATACTTTGCCAGAATAACACCTTTGAAGTTCACCTGCCTTTCTGAAACCATTGCAGAAACATTTAGAGCACATGAAAGATATAAGCAATATTATCAAGAAATAGATGAGGAATCATGAATGTTATAGTTTCAAATAACAAGCGCACACTCTCTTTGCAAGTACATCATGTAGATGTCAGCAATTCCATTGAATTACATTTTCCAAACGAAAACCAGTCTTTTGATGCCTTTCAAAAACTTCGTGAAATAGGTGTGAAATGTTTTCATACTGGTAAAAACGCTCCTTGTGGGGCTTCTGTAATGATGTATTCTTATGGTAATAATATCCAACTTCAAATAAAGTAGTAAAATGGAAGAAAAGAGGTATATAAATATTGATAACATGGCAGCACGCCTTTACCAAGTTCTTAAAGATGCGCGTGAAAGCATGATTGATGATGAAAATAAAGTTTTTATCATGGAGAGCTTTTCAGATGAGCTTCTGGAAGAAGAGAGCTACGAAATGGCTTGGCGGTTTAATTCAAATATGAAGGAATATCTGCACAAGCCGGACCATAGATTATGTGGTAATTTCAATAATATTGATTATGACTATCCTTATCATATCTATGGAAAGGTTACATACGATGCACCTCTTGTAAATGCCATGATTGCCAGACTGGATGACAATGAAGACAGCAAACAGGCTAACGAGGACCGTAACTTTCTTGTTGATTGGTTATTTGAAACTTTTGGAACATGGGGAATCTCTTATAACTTTCAGGATGAAATATCCGAAACTTTGTATGTTGAATTTGAAAATCAATGACCTTAGAAGTAATCAAATATGATGCACGAAGAATACCAAGAAAAAGGAGTAACCTATATTCGGATCAACAAAACCAAAGCACGTGTCAAATATAATGAAGGCAAAACTATATACCTGATTCAGGACATGATGCGCCTACCGAATGCGTGGAAAAAGCCTTGTCCAATCCATAAAGATGGGCTATCGTCCATTGGTCGTGAGTTTGATGACCATGTGAAAGACTTCCAGTACTATAACTGTGATTCTCAACGTGGGCATGGTATAAAATATTTCATTAAGCAAGAAGAATTGTAATACATCTAATATGAAAATAATAGCATTACAACTATATACTTTTGATGAATTGTCGGAAGAGGTACAAAAAGAAATTGTTGAGCGTGAACGCTGGAATATAATGGATCAGTGTATGGAGGTTTGCGGTTCAGATTATGTAAAGTCTTTAGATGCTTTCACGAAATTGACAGATACCATGCTTTGTGGTTGGGAGGTTGGTTATTGTGGATATAACTTTAATTTAAAATATAGTGACAGTTTAATGTTTGAATGTCCTGTTGATTGTGATAAGGATATTTATGCAGAGAATTTGTGTGGTAAGTTGCTGTTCCGATATGTCAATAATAATATTATACCATATATTACACAAGGCAAATATTATTCATCTTTAGGTAAAGATATAAATGAAAAATACACTAACAAATACAGACGAAGCCGTATTATCAAATCTGTAGGTGATGATTGTCCACTAACAGGCATGTGTTACGATTTCTACTTGCTTAAACCTATCATTAAATATTATAAAACTTGGTGTAGTTATCCAAATAATTTCTCGCTTATAGACTTAATAGAACAATGTTATGATAGTTTTTTCAAATGCTGGCATGAAGAATATAAGTATTGGGCCAATGATGAAAATGCAATCCGGGAAGAATTGCATAATAACCAATATGAAGACAGACTGTATTATGAAGACGGAAAGGTGTACAATGCAGTTTAGTTCAAATATAAATACAAGATATAATTATGCCACGTTTAAAGGGAACATATAATATTCCTGACTGGGCCTTGTGTCCGTTGGAATATGGGATAAATTCGGATGAATATGGCTTGACAGATGAAGACATTGCCCAAATCAAAGACTTCCAGGAGAATGTAATTGGTGGAGGGTACTATATGGATATTCATTGGGAAGACTGCAACGAATTTAATACACATCCTCAGTTTGGATTGCCTGCAAAGACATATGAGGTTGATTTTTATATTGATTAGCTATGATGAAACCAATTAAAACAATATAAATATGAAAAAGAAATTTACTCCTGAAAATATTCAGGAACTTAAAGAGAATCAGGTATTCGTGTTTGGTAGTAACATGAACGGCAACCATGCCGGCGGAGCAGCCAGGTTAGCAGTTGAGAAATTCGGTGCAATCATGGGACAAGCCGAAGGATTACAAGGGCAATCCTATGCTATTCCTACGCTGGATAAAGATATGGAGAAAGTCACGGAAGAAGAATTGATAACCTATTTGGGTAACTTACGGAATTTTGCCAACGAACATCCTGAAAAGGAGTTTCTTCTTACCGCCATTGGGACGGGAATAGCGGGGTTTGATACAAATTATATGGCATATATGGTTCTCAGGGCAAACCTTCCTGGTAATGTTACTATCCCGGAAGAATTCAGTAAAATAAAAGGGTTCAAGGGCTTCAATCCTGATATGACTTGCAGGGATTTTAAATATGAAGAGGGAAAAGATTACGAAGAACAAGGTGATATAAGCGCTTGTAGTAATGGTTTCCATTACTGTCTTCATCCCTTAGATGTATTTGGCTATTATCCCCCTGCAAACATTGGTATGAACAAGTTCCATGAAGTTGAGGGAAGTGGGGATATGGATGTTGATACAGATGATACCAAAATTGCTTGCTCAAAAATCCACATAGGAGCAGAGTTAAGTATTAAAAGTATTGTTGATGCGGCAATCAAGTTCACTTTCAGCAAATGTAAGTGGATAAAGGAAAATATTGCTACCGGCTACCAAGGCGCTGCATCAGCTACTGGCAACCAAGGCGCTGCATCAGCTACTGGCAACCAAGGCGCTGCATCAGCTACCGGCAACCAAGGCG